GCACCGCAACCACCGCTTATTTAACTTTTGTTACAGGAACAACGGGCAGTCAATCTGTGTTTGTCAATAGCGGCTTGACCTACAATGGAACGACAAACGCCATAACGGGCGGCGTTTCAGGAGGCGCTTTCTAATGAAATATAGCATCGTCATACCGACGTACAACAACTGCGACAAGTACCTCAAGCCGTGCATTGACTCCATTTTTAAGTGGACAGACTTGACCGACGTAGAATTGGTCATCTCTGCCAACGGATGCACTGACAATACATTTTGGTACTTGCAATCTCTCAAGAATCAGTTTGATGCAATTGGGTTTTCCAGTCACTTCAAGGTGGTCTGGAACGACAAGCCGCTTGGTTATTCAAAGGCCACCAACGAGGGTATCAAGGTTGCGACCGGGCAGCGCATTGTTTTATTGAACAATGACACATTGCTTTTAGAGCAACCAAAGACTTGCTGGTTGGAGTTGTTTGAAAAGCCTTTCCAGGAAAACCCGAAATGCGGCATATCGTGTGTGATCAAGGGGGCGTCGGAGCCAGCGGGGCGTGATTTCGCAGTCTTTTTCTGTGTGATGGTTGACCGCAAAGTCTTTGACACCATCGGTTTTTTGAACGAGGAATACGGGGTTGGTGGTGGTGAGGACACCGAGTTCTGTATTGAGGCAGAGAAGGCCGGTTTTGAGGTGCAGGAGGCGCTCTCTAAAACGTGGGATGGTACGCAATACACAGGGTGGTTCCCGATCTACCATAAGGGCGAGGGCACGATGCACGACCCTGACTTGGTCAAAGGGTGGGACGACATTTTTTTGCGGAACAGTCTCAGGCTTGCCAAAAAGTACAACTTTGAGTGGTATCGGTGGCGACTGTCCAACTACTGGGAGAGGGCAGTTTTCCTGAAGGGAGATAATGTATTTCCCCGCGAAATCACTCGGTACAAATGGGCCAATGACAACTTGGTCGGCAAGAAAGTTTTGGAGATTGGCTGCTCAAACGGCTACGGCACACAGTTCTTTTCAAAAGACATTGATTACACGGGTGTGGACTATGACCCGATCATTGTCGAAGTAGCAAAAGAGCAGGGCTGGGGTGAGCACACCAAGTTTTTCAATTCAGACATCAATCAGTTCCCGCTTGAGCAGTACGATTCGATTGTTGCGTTTGAGGTCATCGAGCACATCGACAACGGTCTTGAGGTTGTAGAGCGCCTAAAAAAGCACTGTAAGCGATTGATGATCACTGTGCCTATGAATGAGCCTGTTGGTTTCTGGGGGCCGCACCACAAGCTGCATGGGCTCAAGGAGAGCCACTTCCCCGGTTTTGAGTTCAACTACATCAACGAGGCCGGAGAGATTTCGCCGGTAGCTCACCCTATCAGCGACGCAAACCGTTTGAACTTGATGATTTGCCGGTGGACAAATGACTAAAATTCTTTGTTCAATTTCCACCAGGGGGCGGTATAACAGTACGTTGCCACTGGCTCTACAGGCCATCATCATGCAGACACGGCCTGTTGATAAGCTCGTCATCTTTGACGACAACGACGAGCCGCAGGATGTGCGATCAGAATTGATTTATTCGCACTTCTTTGAGATTTTGCAAGAGAAGAACATTGCCTGGGAGTGGCTCTTTGCGGCAAAGAAAGGCCAGCATCACAACCATCAGATCGCAAACCGAATGGGTTTTGATTGGGTTTGGCGGGTAGATGATGATGCGATCCCCGAGCCGAACGTGTTGGAGAATCTTTGCAAGCACATTGCAGACGATGTCGGCGCTATTGGTGGATCTGTTCTGACCAAACCATTTGATCCCAAGCCAATTGAGGCAACCGGACGGATTGACATGATCTCCTCCGAGCCGAACATCCAGTGGTCTTACATCAAACACAAGCAAGAGATTGAGCATCTGCATTGCACGTTCTTGTACCGTGCAGGCGTGTATGATTACAACACGGGCTTATCTCGAGTGGCGCACAGGGAAGAGACATTGTTCACATATGGCCTGTTCCAGAAGGGATACAAGGTTCTGGTGGTGCCTGATGCTGTGACATGGCATTTGAAAAATCCGCAGGGTGGCATCCGCAGTGAGACGAACCAAAAACTGTACGAGCAAGATGAGGAGATCTTTCAAAATTTCCTGGCTCACCGCGACAAGACGATTGTCGTGCTCAACTGCGGCATGGGCGATCATATTGTGTTCACTCATGTTCTGCCTGATATCGAAAATCCAGTCATCTTTGGTTGCTATCCAGAGATAGTGCCATGCCGGTCGATTGCAGAGGCGCAGGCGCTGTTTGGCAGTATTGACATGTTTAACGTATACGGCAAGATGGATCAGTGGAAGTGGAAGGGAAATCTTGAGGGGGCGTACAGGAGGATGTACGCATGATCTTGATTTCTCCGTACTCCAAGGCTCTCATGAGCGGAAAGCAAAATCCCAAGAACTACCCGTTCTGGGAGCAGTTGATCCCCATGATTGATGATGAGATCATTCAAGTCGGAATCACTGGAGAGAGGCAACTTGTGTCTGACTTCAGGATGGACTTGTTCGTCCAGCAGTTGCGTGAGTTGATCAGGCAGTGTGATACATGGATTGCGTGCGACAGTTTTTTTCAGCACCTGGGCTGGGATGAGGGAAAAAAGGGAATTGTTCTTTGGTCGGTGTCTGATCCGTTGATTTATGGGCACCCTGAGAACGTGAACCTTCTCAAGAGCAGGGACTGTCTGCATGAGAACCAATTTTTGTGGTGGGAGTTCGTGGAACATGACCCCAATAAATTTGTTGAGCCAGAGACCGTTTCTCAAGCATTGGATGACTTGTTTGCGGTTGAAAAAAAGTCTGAAATCATTTCTAATATTTGATCAAAAGTGAGGTAAATCATGGCCCAGACTGGATACACACCCCTGCTCATTTACGCATCTGGTACTGCGTCCAACGTGCCTTCGGCTGCGAATTTGACCAGCAGCGCATCGGGTGCTGAACTGGCGTTGAACTACGCGGATGGAAAACTGTATTTCAAGAACAGTTCCGGTGTGGTGACGTTGCTGGCCTCGTCGGCGGGTGCTTCTGGTGATGTGGTTGGCCCGGCATCTGCCACCGATAACGCTCTGGCGCGTTTTGATCTCACCACAGGCAAGCTGATCCAGAACTCCGTTGGTATCCTGAGCGATGCAGGCGTGCTGACTGGCCTGACTGGCTTGACATCATCCGGCAACATCACGCTGTCTGCCCTGACCTCTGGCCGTGTGCCATACGCCTCAACAGGCGGCTTGCTGGTGGACTCTGCCAATCTGCTTTTTGATGGCACCACGCTCACAGCAAACGCACTGACCACCACTTCAACGGTGACGATCAACGGAGGCACCGCAAACGGCGTGGCCTACCTCAACGGCAGCAAAGTCCTGACCACTGGGTCTGCGCTGACGTTTGATGGGACGAACTTTCAGGTTGGTGGCAACAGTCAGCCGATTATTCGCGCAGTAAGTTCCTCCACAAATAACGCAACCGCCAGATTATTTACGGATGGCGATACTGTTTATGTTGGTAGTGCCAACACATCCACAACTGGTGGCAGTGTTCCTGTGGTGTTTCAGATTGGTGGCTCCGAACAAATGCGCCTCACCAGCACCGGGCTGGGTATTGGGGTTAGTTCTCCGGGGCAAAAACTCTCAGTATCAGATAGTGCGGGGTTAATTTCAAACTTCAACAGCACTAATGCAAGCGGTGTGTATATCCGATTTCAGAACAGCGGAACATCTATTGGTGATATTGGTTCTGGCGCTCAAATTGTGGGTGGCTCGGCTGGTGATTTTGGACTTACATCTCGGGCAGGTTCTTTAATATTTGGGCAAAATTCCGCTGAAGGTATGCGCCTGACCAGCACAGGGCTGGGTATTGGGACGAGTTCGCCTGCTTATAAACTCCAAGTTGGTGATGGCTCTGCGGATACCCGTGCTTTGTTCTTGTCAAACAACAACTTTTCAATGGGAGTTGGCCGTTCTACGGGAACGATTGGCAAATGGCTTGGCTCTCCTTCTAGCAACGTGCTGACGTTCAGTGGAAACGATGGTACAGAGCAGATGCGCCTCGACTCCTCCGGCAACCTGGGTATTGGGACGAACACCATTCCTACTGTTGGATCAACAACGGTTCTTGCTGTAGGTAACAGCAGCGGTGGAACACTTGGAATTGTTCAGTCAGGTTCTATTGCGTACCGCATCAGCGCATCAACATCTGGAGTTGACTGCTTTAACCCCAACTCATCGCCAATCTCTTGGTACACCAATGGCACTGAACGAATGCGCCTCGACGCCTCCGGCAACCTGGGTATTGGGACGAGTTCGCCAGCTTATAAGTTGGATGTTAGCGGAAGTGCGTTTGCGTCTAACTGGTATGGCCCTCAAACAGCATTTACTGTCGGAACGGTAGGTGGCGGCGTTGGTCTTATTGGCTACGGGTCAACTGGGGTAGGCGGATTAACAAACACACTGCTGTTTCAAGCTAATGGCGAAAAGATGCGCCTCGACTCCTCCGGCAACCTGGGTATTGGGACGAGTTCGATTACGCCGGTTGGCTCTCAAACGGTGCTAGCTGTTGGAAATAGCTCTGGAGGCACGGTAGCGCATTACCAATCTGGGTCGCTTGCATATCGAACAAGTGCTTCTTCTAGTGGTGTGGATTGCTTCAATCCAAACGCAACACCAATACAGTGGTATACCAGCGGCACATCTCGGATGCTGCTCGACTCCTCCGGCAACCTCGGCCTGGGGGTGACGCCGAGTGCTTGGCAGTCTGGCAGCGCCATTCAAATGGCTGGAGGTCAGGGCTACTCTCGGTTTGGCGTGACAAACAATGCTTACTATGACGGTAGCAACTACCGCTACGTCAGCACGGCACAAGCAACGCTTTACGGCAACCTCAGTGGAAGTCATTTGTGGTTCAACGCCCCCTCCGGCACCGCAGGCAACGCGATCACGTTTACGCAGGCGATGACGCTGGATGCGAGTGGGAATTTGCTGGTGGGGAACACATCTTCCACAGGGTTTAGAGCGCAAATTTATGGAAATGGATTGAGTTTTGCGTCTGCTGGAGGGTATGCCGGATACATTGGTCAAGCCAACATTTTTATGTCTACCGGCGCTGCGACTGATTTTGCTATTCGCAGTGATGCCAACTTGCTGTTTGGCTCTAATGGAGCCACCGAACGCGCCCGCATCACGAGCGGGGGTGATTTTTACATTAACACGACTGGAGCGGGCGGCAAGTTTTATGTTGTTTCAGACTTAACCGCCAACAATGCGTTAAGGGCAGATGCACCAGCGTCTTTTACGTCTAATGTTGCTGCCCTTATATGTGGTACGGCAGCAGGGACTGGATTTAATTTCTTATATTGCGAATCGAGTGGTGGTAGCAATCGATTAAATATCCGGGGTGACGGAAATGTATATAACGCCAACGGCACATACGGCACCATTTCAGATGTACGGTTAAAGCAAGACATTTCAGACGCGCCGTCGCAATGGGACGACATCAAGGCTGTTCGGTTCCGTAAGTACCGAATGAAAGAGGATGTTGCGCTGGATGAAAACGCTCCTTATCTGCTGGGTGTTGTTGCGCAGGAGCTTGAACAGACTTCGCCGGGGCTTGTTGACGACGGCGAAGTAAAAACCGTTAAGTCATCAATTTTGCTGATGAAGGCTGCTGTTGCCCTACAAGAAGCAATGGCCCGTATTGAAACCCTAGAGGCCGAAGTGGCCGCACTCAAAGGAGCCTAAACCATGACCACTATTACCTGGACAATCACAACCACCAACTACGAAGTCTCCAACGGCTTCATCACAACGGCACATTGGACTGCCACAGCCGTGGATGGAGACTACACAGCCTCCATCTATTCGACTTGCTCATGGGCTGATGGCACTCCCACAGTCCCGTACAACCAAGTCACTCAGCAAGAAGTGCTGGAGTGGTGCTGGGACTCTGGAGTATCCAAAGAGGCCACTGAGGCTGCTTTGGCTCAGAACATTGCTCTTCAAAAGAACCCTGTAACTGCAACCGGCGTTCCCTGGGCCGCTTAAGGGCAAGCCACCGGCCCTTGACGGTGGCATTTGAAGGAGAAGCAGAATGGGCAATACCAAAGAACCCCAGACTGTCGGCATCGACGGCAAAGAGTACAGCTTGGACGACTTCACGCAGGAGCAAAAGGTGATGCTCGACCACTGCTTGGACTTGGATCGAAAGATCGCCTCTTGCCAGTTTCAATTTGACCAACTCAGGGTGGGCAAGGATGCATTCTTGAAGATGCTCAAGCAGTCCTTGGACGCATCTGGTGAACCCGCAGGACTGACGGATTGATCATGACCACCATTGACG